GCAACCACTGGAGGTTCGATACCGCGTCACACCCGCCTGCGGCGAGGCTGAGCACATGGTCAGCTTGCCAGCCTGGGCATGAGCCGGTCGTCAGGCCGGTGCTGGGGCATGGATGGATGCGCCGGAACGCCGCGATCACGGCACTGCTGCGCTTGATCTCGCCGTTGGCATAGCGCGCCGGCGCGCCGCAGATGCGTGTCTCGGCCAGCGGGTCCGGTGGTGGCGCCAGCGGCTGCAGGTACTGGCCCCAGGCGGGCGCGGCGGCCAGCAGCAGGATCAGGATGGCGCGCATCATTCCTTCGCCGGCGTTCGGTTCCGGCTGGTGGTCTGCCCGAAGTAGTATCCCGACACCGCCCCCAGGATCAAGCCAACTACCCCGTTGCTGATCGCGCTGCGCACCTCGTCGGACAGCGGCTTGCCGAACAGCCCGACGACGTTGGCCACGATCATGTAGACCAGCGGGATCAGGGTCACCGCGATCCAGAACGACGGCGAGCGCTTGATGTCGCCGCTGGCGGCCACGAATGCGGCATCGGCCCTGCGCGCGCCCTCAATCCCGCCACCGCCAGCCTCCTGCAGCTCGAACCACCGCTCCTGCACCGCCGCGCGCACCGCAGGCGCCGCGGCCGGGTCGCTCTGCAGCTGCTCGGCCACCTCCTGCGCATTGCGCGCGCCCAGCGCTTCCTGGGCGATGCCAACCACGACCTCAGCCGCCTTGGCATTGCGCTCAGCAACCTTGGAGCCGGAGCCGAAGAGCTTGGTGAGCTCCGGCACGGCGCCGATGATGGACGGCAGTGCCGCGGCAATGAAGGGGGCCATGGCGGGCTCCTGCGTGGTGGAGGCAAGCGACTGCGCGCGCTCGCGGATGACGGGTTCGGCGGGGACGTCGCGCACCTCGACCGGTGCCGGCGTGCCGGCTGGACGCGAGACGCCGCCGGCGACGCGGTACGTCTCCAGGGCCCGGGCCATGGTGCGCACGGGCTGCCCATACGGCGAGCCCGGCAGCGAGGCCCACTCGCGGTTGCACTTGGCAATCGCAGCCTCAATGCGGCCGGCCAGGACGTCGGCCAGCGCGCGCCGGCGGTCGATCAGGTAGACGGCGGCCAGGTCCTGGCTTGCCGGCGAGAAGTCGGGCAGACCCAAGGCTGCCTGGCACTCGCGCCAGGTCTTGAGCAAAAACTGAAACGCGCCCGCGGCACTGCTGACCAGCACCCGGCCGCCGGAGCGCGCCGAGACCGTGCCGCCCGGGTGATCGGCAAACGAGTCGAAGAGGCCGCCGCCAAAGCGGGTGCGGTACCCATCCTCGCCCGCGGTACCCTCCCCGGCCCGGATGACGGCCAGGAACGCCTGGACGTTCGTATCGGACAGTGCGGCGCGCAGGCGCTGGATCTCGGCGGCCGACAGCACCTCAGCCTCCCGCCACCCGCTGCGCCTGCAAGCGCACGGCGCCGATGAACATCGCCATCCATGCGGCCACCGCAGCAGCCTCGGCCACAGTCATGTCCCGCCTGCCGCACCCGAGCTCGCGCACATCCTGTACGCGCACGCCCGGCGCATAGTCCGCCTCGACAACCAGCGCCGACAGCACCGGCGGCCGCCACGGTAGCCGGACCTCGATGTCATCTTGGCGAACGATGCACACCCGCCCATCCCAAAGCAGGCGAACAGGCAGGTCGGCGATCATGGTCAGTCCTCTCGCGGTGTCTGGTTCCTGCGCTCGCGCCGGATGTCGCGGCGCCAGCGCCAGACCAGGTAGGCCATCTGCAGCAGCAGAAAAATGCAGCCCAGCGCCGCGGCCACGTCCGAGAACGTGAAACCGAACACTGGGCCTGCCGTGACTGCAACGGCTGCGGGCGTGGCCTCCAGCGCGTGCTTGAGTAATTCAGGTTTCTGGCTCACGGCTGCCTTTCGGTTGCAGTCAGGTGGTTGCATGCTCTATCTGCCTGTCGTCAGTAGAGGGTGCGACTCAGCTCATAGAGGTAGCCGGTGCCGCCGATCACGCGAAGCTCGCACGTCAGCGAGCCGGGACCGCTGAAGTTCGATGCCAACTGCATGAACGGCCCCTTCGTAAACGTCATATTGGCGTTCGACGTGAAGAAGACGACGAGGCGCGGCACCTGATCCGTCGCGTTGATCGACGTCACGGAGACGGCTGACGTCGCGGACACGGTGAATTTCGACGAGGCCGGGCTGAGCGTGAGCGCGCCGCCGGACACGTTGCTCTGCGTGAGCGTGCTGCCGGAGTCGGCCAGGCTGATGTTGCTTGACGCCAGCATCGGGTACTCGTTGAGCGCGTCCGTGAGCGGCACGCTGCCGATCATGCTGCCGGTGTGCAGGTATTCGACCTTCGCCGTATTCGCTCCACCGACCCACAGGCGCCGCGGGCGGAACGTGTTGCCGGACAGATCCACGGCAGGGTTCGTGCCAGTGAGGCTGATGCCACGGACGCCGGCCATCGTGCCGCCGCTGCCGGTGAAGTAGATGAAATTCTCGGTTGCAACCTTGGAGAAGCCGGTGGCGTCGCTCGACGCTTTCAGGCGGATGCCGTACGAGTTCGCGGAGTCCAGCTGGATGTAGTTGCCGCGGTAGTCGTTGCCGTAGGTGTCGTACGTGCTGTCGATGGCCGTGAGCGCCACGGAAGCATTGCCGAAGAAAAAGCAGTCCCGGACGGTAGTGCCCCAGCCTCTGTCCACGATGCAGGTGTTCTCGACCGCCTCGAAATAGCAGCCGTCGATCACAACCTTTCGCATGCCGTCGTTGACGAGGATGCCGTATGCGACGGTCGAGCACTCGCAGGACTCCATCATCGTGGACAGCGCACCGATGCCGGTTCCGCCGGAGCCGAGGTTGTAGCCGACGTTGAAGCCGCGCGCAGTGATCTTTCGCAGGTTCAGCAGGCCGCCGGTCTTCTCGGTGCCGCAGTCGATGGCAGTACCGGTGCGAGTGACCGGCGGGACCGCGACGAGCTGATCATTCATCACGTGCGTCAGCTCGACCAGGCCGCCATAGGCCGAGTCGAAGCGGATGCCGGCGCCGGCACCGTGCTGCCTCACCTCGCACTTCGAGATGACGGAATAGTCAGAGAACCGCTGGAAGTAGATGACCGGATTAGTGGACGTCGCCTCGAAGCGCAGCTTCTCGATGTAGATGTGCGGGCACGACGCCGAGTTCGTGATGTAGTTGTCGTAGCGCAGCGTCGGAGACGTGTCGGGCGACACGATGACGGTGCCACGGATTGCGCTGCCGCCAAGGAAGCCGTTCGGTGCGCCTTCGCCAAAAAGATGGAAGACGTAGCCGCGATATTCGAAACCCGGGCTCGCTTCCGGCAGCGCGATCTTGGCCTTGTACCGGCCGGCCGGGAAGAAGAGCGAGCGCCCGCGCGCCCAGGCGTGGTTCATGGCTTTCTGAACGCCGGCTGTCACATCAAGCGTCAGCGTCCCGGCTCGCACATCCGCGCGTTCAGCGGTCGTGAGAAAGTCGAGCACGCACACCGCATCCAGACTTCGGTCCTGGATGGTGCGGGGCACGGCGTTCGCATCATCGAAAACCGTGCTGACCAGGTTGCCACCCTTGCCGGTCCCCGTGCCTGCAAGGAACTGGGCCAAGCCGGCAGCAGTCTCGCCAGGGATAAGGGTGTTTGCCTCATCAACGAACGTCTTCAGCGCCGGCAGAAACTCGTCTGCGCGGGCGTTGAAATTTGCCGGATCGGAGCGGGTCGGCGGGGTGGGTAGTGGTGTGAAGCTCACGTAGAACGCTCCTTTGCCGGTGATTGGTGGCGGAGACGGAGGCGGTGGCGCAGGCGCAGGTGGCGCCGACGGCACCCACGACGTGCCAACGCCGGCAACGCCGACTTCTGCAAAGCCTGTTTCCATGGCGGAAAGAAAAAAGCCGCCTCAGGGGCGGCTTCGGTTGAAAAGGCGACGGCTACACCAAGCCTTCGATTTCGAGGCTCAGGGTGCTTTTGACGCGGCCAGGAATGGTGATCGACCAGTCCTTGTAGAACCCGTAGATAACGAGACTGGCCTTTGTCTGAGATGCGATCCAGACCACTGGCGTGGCGCGCACCGCGGACAGCCGGATGGCGGCCGTGTCGATCTGGGCGGTGTCGAGAATGATCGGCAAGTTCATGCGCTTGCTGTACGGCCGCTCTGCCAGCGTCACGGCACCGAACTCGTCGCGCTGCTTGACGCTGTAGTCGGTGTTGCCGAACGACGTGTTCACGAGCACGTTGCCGAGCTGGTACAGCCGGCCGACGATGAGCGAGCCGACAGAGATCGTTCCCCGGCCAACGAACGTGATGATCAGCTCGCCCTCGCTGTAGGGCGGGAGGTCCGTCAGCACCAGCAGGTTCCGACGCTTGATCACGTCATAGAAATAGTCCCACCAGTTGTCCACGTCCTCCAGGCTGCCCAGCGGGTTCAGGTCTCGCCGGTAGACGGTCTCGCCGTTGGCAACCATCTCAACGATCAGGCCATCGACGTCAAGGTCCAGCAGGGCAAGCCCGCGCACCAGGCCGGGCCGCAGCCGCACGGTGATGGTGGCGTCGCCCGTGGTGGCCGTGGCCGTGGTTTTGGTGCCGACGACACGGTCGAACATGGCCCACCGGTTCGTTGGGCCCGTGCGCACCCAGTTGATCGCATCCTGCTCAGGGGGTGTGGACGTGCTGCCGGCCACCGTGCGCCTGTAGACGCTGTGCGCGGCGCTGCGGATCACGTACTGGCCGGCGGCGTAAACGGCGCCTGCAAACCACTCGCCGTGATCCGTCTCGGGCACGCTGCTGCTCACCAGCATCGACTCGGTGATGCTGGTCGGGACGATGTAATGCATGCTCAGGTGCCTGTCGCGGTGACGGCCAAAGTGGTGTCGAGCGCGTTGCGCACGGCGATGGCATCGCCCTCGGGCATGGCGCGCCGCAACTGCTTCGACGTGTCGGCCGAGTGCACCGCGATGGCCAGGAGCTTCTCTTCGCAGTCGATGAGCTTCTCGGTGACCGCGGCGAGCTGCTGCTCAAGCCGCGTCGTGTTGAGCAGCTGCTGCGACTGCGGGTTGCTGTAGATGCGCGCCGGCGGCGTGTACTCCAGCTCGGGACCGCGCTCGCCGACAACCCGCCAGCCGCCGTCGTGCCAGCCGCCGCCAGCGAACCCGGGCACCTTGAGTGCGCGCAGCGTCTCGGACAGCGATGCCGCAAGGGACGCCCGCACGAACGCGACATCGGCCGCGCTGGTCGCGGTGGCAGTGCGCGCCTGCTCCAACGCCTTGCTGAGTTCGGGTAGTGCCTGCAGCGCCGCGCTGTCGCCGGCGCGCGCCTGGGCCGTCTTGACCGCGAACTGCGCATGCAGCGACGCCACGTCCTTGGTGCCGGTAGTGCCGCGCAGCCGCTCGATCTCAGCCTGAACACCCTCGCTGGCCTGCTGCACCGCCTTCGTGATCTCGCCGAACACGGGCGCGAGCTGCAGGAGTTGCGCGTACATCCGGCGTCCGGCGTCGGTGCTGAGGTTCTGCGACTCCACCAGGCGGCGATAGGCGGCGGCATTGGCCGGCACGGAGACGCCGAGCTGCGCGAACGTCGTGGCCAGCACCCTCTGGCTCACCTTCAGCTTCTCGGCATCGGTGTAGATCGCCTCGATGTAGCTCTGCGCCAGCGAGGCCGTGTTCGATGCGCCGCCCAGCGCCTTGGCCAGCTCGATGAACTGGTTCGTGCTCAGGTTCAGTGCCGGACCCAGCGTCTTCGATGCGTCGGTGATCGCCTTGATCTCCGTGACCACCTGATTGATGGTGTCAATGCTTGCAGAGTCACTGACCGACTTCAGGATGTCCTTGGCCCAGCCCGGCAGATCGGCGGCGATCAGGGCGTCGCGCACCACCTTGCCGGACTGCTGTATGAACTCCTCCAGGCCCTTCTGCGGGTTGCTGTTGAAGCTCCGGGAGTCCAGGTTGGCCAACACGCGGCCGTTCTTGCCGACGATGCGCAGACCACCCCAGCTGTCGTCATCGTTGTCGCTGGCGAATTTGCCGGTGACCGTTGCAGATCCGAGGCCGAACGTGGTCAGCGTGGCGCCGATCGTCGAGGCCACGCCGGTGACCAGCGACTGCACGGCCTTGTCCATGTCGGCGCTGCGATCGCTGCGGAAGGCGCCGCTTTCCAGGCCAAAGCCCGGCGTCGTTGCTGCCGTCGCCAGCCGCCCGCCGGTCAGGTTGTCGGTGGAGACCGTGAAGGCGCCGCCGCGGTGTGGAGTGCCGCCGCTGTTGAGGAAGCTGGCGACGGCGACGATGGCGGCGAGATATGGGGCGACTGTTGCGATCGCGGACAGAGCGCTGCCTGCCGCAGCACCGGCACCCATGGCGCCCGCTGCGCCGACCGTGGTCGGCCCAGCCAGGCCAGCGGCCAGCGTGGCGCCCTGCATGCCCGCACCGAAGGCGCTCAGTCCGCCCCAGCCGAGCGCTGAGCCGGCGCTGGCGGCCCAGCCGCCCACGGTGCTTGCGAGGGCCGCACCGCCGGCGCCGTTGAACAGGTTGTAGGCGGTGCTGGCGTTGTTCAGGAACGATCCTGTCGACGATCCGCCACCGGCGCCGCCAGGCGAAAGGAAGCTCGCCACGGCGCCGGCAATCGGCTGCACCACGGCCTTGATGACCGGCTGCAGCACCATCGTGCGGAACAGGCCCTTCAGGTAGTCGCCCGCGCTCTTGCCGCCTTGCATCAACGCGTTGGCCAGCGCCTGCCCGATCTGGTCGCTGGTGCGCTCCCATTCCTCCTTGGCCTTCTTTGCGGTATCGGCGTTGGCCTGCAGGGTGGCGCCCTGCTGCTTCGCTGCGGCGAGGTCGCGCAGGGCTTGGGCCTGGGTGCGGTAAACGTTGCCGAGCTGCCCAGACCAATCCATCTCGTCCGCAAGCGCCGCGTTGCGCTCGCGCGTGGCCGCCGTCTCCAGCAGCTTGGCAGCTTCCAGGCCGGCAATCTCCACCGCGCCCTTGCCGATCGCGGCATTGGTCTCCAACTGCGCCCTGACCTCTTCCTGCAGCTTGTCGGCGCGGCCCTGCTCCTTCTCGATTGCGGATGCGCTTTCCGCCTGCGTGGCCTTCGCCCACGCGTCCTCGCGCGCCTGAATTGCAATGATCAGATCGTTCTCGCCCTTGACCATGCGAGTCTTGATCTCCGCATCAACCTGGGCGGCTTCGCGCGCTACGCGGGCGACCTCCACCTCGCTGAACTTGCGCTTCGTCATTAGCGCCAGCTGCTCCTCCAGGCTGGCCTTCTTGGCCGTCAGCGCCGCAACGTCGAGTCGGGTGTTTTCGGCAATGGCCTGGCGCTCATCTAGCACGCCGGTGGCGCGCAGCACGCGGATCTCATCCTGGGCCTGCTTGGCGGCTTCGACGCGCTGACGCTCCACGCCCTTGATGCCTTCAAGCTCGGCATCGCGCTGGTCCTTGGCAGCGGAGCGCGCGGCCGCTGCGCCGCCCTTGTCGGTGAACTTGTCGCGAATCTCCTTGATATTGGTCGCGTAGTTCTTCAGCAGCTCGGTGCGCTGGTCCTGGGTGACCGTCGGGCTTTCGAGTGCCTTCTTGATCTGCGACGCGTAATCCCTGATCGCCTTGTTGAGCTGCCCCTGCTTGTCCAGGTGTTTGTTCTGCAGCTCGAAGGCTGCCGCAACATCCTTCTCGCCCTGAGCTCTCTTGGCGGCGGCGTCGGCGCGCTGGGCCTCGTTGTCAGCCGCGATCGACAGCGAGAACTCGTCAGCCCGAAGTTGTGGGAGGCGTGCTCGCGCTTCCGCATTGCCGCCGAAGCGACTCGGGTCAAACGGCTGCGACGTGGCTTTGGCGATCTGATCGCGAACCGCGTTGAGCTGATCGTCTGTCGTCTGCACGCGGCCAATGCGCAGCACGAAGTCAATGCCCTCGCTACCCTTGCGCTTCAACGTGTCCCACCAGCGCTCGAGCGTGCCGAAGTTCTGCGCGGCGTCCTTGAGCCGCGTGTTGAGCGCATCAAAGGTCCGGGTCAGCGCCTCCTGCGTGCGCCCCTGATCTTCCAGCGCGCGGATGTGCTGCAGCTCGGCGGCGGTGAGGAAGTTGTAGGACTTGTTGAGCTCGGCCGCGAACTTGGCCGGTGCTTCCGTGGCGCCGGCGAACTGCTTGACGATCGCATCAGCCGCCTGCCCAGTGACCTTGCTCATCAGCTGCGCTGCGGCCGTGGCCTTCTCCAGCGCTTGACCGCTGAGCTGGCCGGTTGCAGCGAGCGACTGCAGCGTCTCGCGCGTGCTGCCGATCGTGGTCTTGGTCGCTTCGCTGATCGTCGCAGCCAGGGTATTGAAGCGACCCTCGGTCAGCCCGGCAGCGTTGCCGGTCAGCGTGATCATGCGCGCGAACTCGGCGGACTGGCTGGCGCCCTTCTCGTAGGCAACGGCCAGCGCCAGCACTGCGGCGCCTGCGGCCGTGGCCGGGTTGATGAGGCTGGCCAGGTAGCCTCCGAATCCGCGCACCGCGGGTCCGAGGCCGCCGAACATGTCCTTGAGCTGGCCGCCCTGCTGCGTCAAAACCAGCAACGGATTCCCGCCGCCGGCGAGCTGCGTGACGATGTCCGTCATCTGCGCCGGGATCGAGCGCATCGCGGCGGCGGTCTGCGCGGCGGAGACACCAGCGCTGGCAGCCATTTGCTGCTGGCGACGCGTGACCTCCTCGAGCTGCCTCAGGTAAGGCTCCAGCGCCGCCGTGTTGGCGCCGCGCTGGTTGGCCAGGGCGCGGTAGTAGTCGGCAGTTGACTGGCTGCCGGCCTGCGCCGCCGCGGTGGCGCGCTGGATGCTGCTGGCCAAGCTGCGGGTGGCGCGATCAGCCTGCGCGGCCGCGCGCTCGCCACTGGCGCCGATGCCGTCCATGCCGCGGGCAGCCGCCTGCCCCGACTGCGCTACGTCGCGCGCCATGTCCCGGGCGCCTTGCTTGACCTCCTCGAAGCCGCGCTTGGCGTCGGTGGTGTCCACCCCTACGCCAATTTGGGCTTTGCGATCGTCAGTGCTCATGAGCTACCCGGAAAAAGAGAAAGGGCCCCGGAGGACCCTACTTGTTGTGTTGCTTGCGCATCTCTTCGAGCGCCGCGCCTTCGAGCACGCGGATGCTGTCCAGTGTCTCGCGCCACTCTCGGCCCTTGAGGCCGTCTTCGTCCATCAGCCGAAACAGGACGGCGTAGTCCAGGCCGTAGGGCCTGCCGTCCATGCCGCGCGTGCGCCACTGTGTGCGCATGTCGTCGAACAGGCACCAGGCCGGCCAGTTCTCAGGCCAGACCTCGGCATCATCGGCCACGTAGTCCTCTGGGGTCAGGCCCGTACCCTCCAGCTCCTCGGCTGTCGGGATCGTCATGTAGGCGGCGCGTGCCGCCGCAACTAGTTTCCCAGGCGGCCCTCCAGGAGCGCCTGGCGGTAGTCATCCATGATCCGCTGCGCGTGGCCCGGCAGCTCGTCGCAGAGCTGCTCCACGTTGGCGCGCGTGAACTCGAAGTCCAGGTTCCAGCCGTTGCAGATGCCCATGATGTAGTTGGCGTTCGAGTCCCGAGCCTTCATCTGCATGCGCAGCATCGTGAACTTCTCTTCCTCGGTCAGCGTGCCGTCCGCCTTGACGCCGTTGGCCTCCATCTGCGCGTCAACGAACTGGCCGAACTCCGTGCGCGTGCGGTAGATGTAGGCCACCTCGATGGAGCCGTCCCCGCCCTCCGGCAGCGGCGCCGTGACCGTGTGCTTGAACTCTTTCGGGCGCGCGCCCAGCTTGACCTTTGCAGCCATGGTGTTGTCGTGTGGTGAGGATCAAGAAGCCCGCCGGGCGCGACCCGGCTGGGGTAAAGCCGGCCCGCGAAGGGCCGGAGGAGACACGCTCAGGACGCGTATCGAGTCGGACGGTTGTTGGCGTTCACCGACACCACGTTGCGGTTGATCTGGCCGTCCTGCATGCGCACGTTCTCGTTCAGAGCGACCGTGCACGGCGTCAAGATGATCGAGCCGGACTTCAGCGTCTTCTTCATGATCGTGTCCGACTGCACCTCGGTGAGCGTCTGCAGTGCCGTGTAGCCGGCGCCGCCGATTTCGTCCGCATCGATCTCAAACGACTCTTGCACTGCGGTAAACCCGTCATTTTTGGAATTTTCTACATCTGACTCGAGATACTTGTAGGTGATGTTCTTCGGGTCGCCGCCGCTGGTCTGCGGGTTCATGATCTTGCTGATCTGCTGCCAGGTCGTGACCTTGCGCACCGTGCCAGCGGACGAGCCGGACGGATAGAACTCGGTGTTCGTGGTGTTTGCGCCTTCGAGCGTGAAGCTGTCGGTCGCAACGGACTTCACCCGGAACGCGCGCTTGTTCAGGCGGCCCCAGCCGGTCGTGATCTCGACGTAGTCGCCGTTGCTGTAGCCGTGTGCGGTGCTGGACACGACGGCCTCGGTGGCGTTGGTGATCGCCGTGACCGTCTTCGCCGACGCGAAGACCGTGGCCACGGCATAGATGGTGCCGGTCGGTACGGTGGGCATTTGTGGGCTCCCAAATGGAAAAGCCCGCAGCGCGGGCATGAAAAAACCGCCTCAGGGGCGGCTTGCTGGTTGGCCTCGCGGCCGGATTCAGTTGTGGGCTACCGGTCTATCCAGATGTCGAAGTCGGCCATGGCGCCACGCAGGTTCTCGTCGTCGCTGGGCGCGGCGCTCATGGCGCTCATCGGCCTGGCCGTGAATGCAGGTGCAACGACCATCGCAGCCTCGATCTGCCGCATCAGGCCGTTGGCCTCGACCCGCGTGTGCGCCCAGGCCTCGATCTGCACGAACGCGTTCTCCTCGTCCGGCACCACATCGTCCGTGTAGTTGGTCGTGCGGCCGCCGATCTGCTGCCAGACGAGGTACGGCGGCTCCGTGCCGGCCGGCGCGACATCAGGGAACGCGCGCGGGCAGATCCCCTGCAGCACATCGCGCAGTGCGGACTCCAGGCTCATGGCTGCTTGCCCAGAATGTAGTCCAGCGCCACACGCTTGGCTTCGTCCATGGCCTCGTTCATCTTCGCCACGGCCGGCCGAATGAACGGGCGCGCGGCAACGAGTCGCGGACCGCCCTCCAGTGGCACGTAGTACGCGTCCTTCACGGCCTGCGAGGCGCGCTGCTTTGGCTTTGGCGTGCCCTCTTTGCCTGGACGCACCATTGGCCGGATGTTGCCCGCGTCGTCCTGGTAGTAGACGTAGCGCTGCATGTGCCCGTACTCCACCAGATGCCCGTGCGGGGCCTTCTTGGCGTTCCAGCTGATGTGATACGTGGCGCGGCCGGGGCCGCTGTTGTCGATGCTGTAGGCCTGGTAGATCGAGCGGTCCAGGTTGCCGGTGTGCTTTTTGATGCGCGCGACGTTGGCCTGGACCGCGTCATAGAGCACCTGCGCCGCAGCCTGGGCGGCCGGGCGCGCGGCAGCCTCGGCGCGCTCCTGCATGGCACCGACGCTGCTAAGCAGGTCGTCGATGTCGACGTCGAGAGAGAAGCTCGGCATTCATCGTCTCCGACGCGCCTTGGCCAGGCGGGCGTGGTTGAGAGACGGGCGCGGCGCGACGACGAGATCGGCATCGTCTTCGTCGACGGCAATGTTTCCGGCGGCATCGACGGCAACGGCCGTGAGCGCGTAGCGCCCAGGCTCCATCACCGGCAGCGCCAGCGTCCACGACGTGCCGGCGATGGTAAGCCCGTTGGCCGTCGTGTAGATGTCGCCACCCACCGCCACGGACAGCGTGTCGCCGGCGCCATTGCCCCAGCTGCCCAGGATCGTCGGCGCCTGGTTCCACGGCACCGAAGCGCCGGTGACAGATGGCGCAAGCGGCGGCGTGAGATCGACGATGACGGCAAACGTCGCGCTGAACGGTCCGAGCAGGTCGCCCACACGCACGCGCGCACGGTACGTGTGCGACCCCTCAGCCAAGCCGCTGTCGGCAAACGTCCAGTCCGTGCCCGTGACCGTGGCATTGCCGAGCGTGGTGTAGGTCGATGCGGAGCCGGACAGGCGCTGGATTTCCAGGACCTCGGCGCCAGTGAGTCCGGCACTGATCGTCCCGACCGCGGCGGGCGCGGCGCTGTTTATCGAGCTGCCCGCCGTCTTGCCGGCTACGGTCACGACCGTGGCCGTGGTGGTCGGCGTGGACAGGCCAGTCGTGTTGATGACGGGCGCGTCCGTGAAATTCGCGGCGTAGTTGCCAGCGTAATCCTGCGTGCGGTTTGTGCCGCTCGTGGGTTGGGTGTAGCTCACGGTGACGGTCGCGCCAGACGCTACCGACGAGCCGAGGTCCAGCCTCACCCGCTTCATATCTTCGTTGACGAAAGCGCCGGTGACCGCGACCGTCGAGCCGTTGGCCTTGACCACGAACGCGGTCAGCGGCGCCTTGAAGCCGGTGACGTTGGAAAGGTTGGCCGTGTCGGTGTACGTGATCAGCAGGACGTTGGCGTTGACGGTGATCTGCGCCAGGTCGGGCGGATCGTTGTCGTACACGAACGTGAGCGGCGCCGAAGCGGCACTGGGCGTGCCACTGACGACTTGACGCGCGTACCAGGTGTTCGTTCCCTGCACCGGCGTCGGCGCCGTGCTGGACCAGGGGCCGGTGTCGGCGGTGGCGTACTGGATCGTCGCGCCGGCCGTGGCCGTCACGGTCACCGCGGCATTGCTCGTGATCTTGTCGGTATTGAACGGACCGGTGTCGGTGGTGAGCGCCAGCGTCACGCCGCCCGGCGGGGATGGCGGGGGTGGTGGTGCCGAGGTTTCCAGCCTTGACGGGATCGTCGTGACAACGCCGGGCGTGGTGTTTTGGTAATCCGGGCCCGGCGTGATCCACTTGTTGTAGAAGAAGTTGCGTATCAGGTCCCAGGGCTTGAGCGAGCTCAGCGAGCCGTCGGGGTTGTGCAGCGCCCAGGTTGCCGCTTGCCAAGTGATATGCGTGCCGCGCAGGCCGGCGCGGAATGTGCTGTCAACCGTGACGCCCGTGGTCGTCATCCGGTCATAGACCTTCTGCAGCGTCGGGTTGCCGCTCGCGTCCTTCAGGTGAGCGATGCTGTAGACGCGAGGGGTTGCCGTCGCGTCGGCGTGGCTGTTGTGCTCCCAGTTCTGGTTCTGGATGCTGGGGCTGATGGCGGTCTTGCCCTGCGCGTCCGCGTACCGGAGATAGACGCCGTTTTCAACCGATGAGTCGTTCCACCAGGTGTCAGGGCCGCCCAGCGTGATGCCGGCATCGATCATCGGCCCGCACATGTTGGTGACGGCGTACGGCGGGAAGTTCACGAAGTGGCCGACGATGGTCGTCGGAAACTTCACCTTGGTGCGCTGCTGGATGCGCAGCAGCGCGTCCTTCTGTTGAGCCTGCTGCGTGCTCGTCAGCGCCGTGCCGTTGTTGTTGCCCCAGCTCGTCTCGTTGAAATCGACGGTGCTGAGGTGGTAGCGGATGTCACCCGCAGGGCGCCCGATGCTGTCCAGCTCCTGCCCCATCGCCTCCATGAACAGCGCCAGGCGCTCTTCGACCGCGGGAATCCACAGCGCCGGATGCTCGTTGATCGCGTCGGGGTTCTCGGCGTTGCCCCAGGTGTAGACGCCGATGCCGTACTCGCTCCGGTATCCGCTCTGCCCGGGCCGCAGATAGTTGGGAGCCCCACGCCCGCCGATGCCCTTGAACTGCAGCAGGATGCGCAGATACAGCTTTCGCCCAATGGCGTCGCTGCGGGCCTTGAGCGTCTGCAGGTCGTCCAGGATGGACTGGAACTTGTAGACGTAGGTCCCAGAGCCCGCCGGCTCCTCGACCTCCAGCTGCCGCCAGATGTAGCGGATCTGCACCCCGATCAGGTTCGGAATGTTGCTCGTGGGCGCCGTCGTGCTGGCGATGCCATTGAGCAGCGTCGTGAGATCCCTGGTGGAGCCAGCGCCGAGCAGGTAGTGGCCTGGATACCACTTGTAGACCGTCGCCATGTCAACGCTCTACGTAGATCCGGAAGTCCTGCACGACGCACCACTCGGACGCGCCAGATGCCGTCATGGCCGCGGCGAGCGTGAGCTTGAAACCGGCGGTGATGTTCGGGATCGTGTCGATGGCCGGGCGGACGTTCGTGATCTGGGCTGACATGCTTGAGAAGCCGCTGCCGGCGCCCTGCTTGCGCATCGTCGTGTTGCTGAGGATTCGCCACTCCGTGGACCAACCGGCTGTGGTCGTGGTCGTGTTCGTCGTGATGCCGAACGAACTGATCGGCGTGTCGGTCAGGTTGCCATTTGCACCCGCATACAGCGCCGTCTGGATGGCATCCGTAGTTGACGAGGTGGAGTTCGTGCCCTTGCCGATCGCCACGTAGATGCGCAGCAGATCTCCCACGCGCAACGCGTTGGCCGGCACCGTGCACACACAGCCAGCCATGGCACGCATGCTGGTGTTGCCAGGCGCCGCCGTGTCGCCGGCGTCCGCTGTCAGGCGGAACAGCCGCGACGTCGGGTTCGTGTTCGGAACGAAGAGGCCGCCGTACATCAGAAGGCCTCGCGGAAGCAGAAGCGCTGGCCGGCGCGCGCACCAAGGATCTTAATGGCGGCGCCAGTCAGCAGGCTGGGCGGGCAGATCCAGAAGGCGTACGGATCGATCTTGAACGACTGGTACAGCACGGGGTTGTTCGTGTACTCCCACCACAACTCTTCGTCGAAGTTCTGCAGTGCCCACCCCTTGCGGTCCACGCGAGCGGCAGCCAGCGTCTGCGCGACGTTGGCGGTCTGAATGGTCACGATGCTGGACGCCGGGCCCGCGAGCGACGCCAGCGGAAACGCAATCTCTGCCGGCCCATCGCCGGCGCCGCGCAACTCGACGCCGCCGGGAATCGTCCCGAGAAAGAAGGGGATGTCTGCCATGATTCCTCAGGACTCAGGAGTACGACACGAACCGACCGTTGCTGTCGTAGTTCAGGGTGATCGTTGCGCTGCCGCCGGTGACCGAGGTCCAGGTCTTCTTCCCGGCGACGGTCGTGTAGCCCAGCGTGAACGTCGTGCTGTTGATCGTTGCGGTGGCTACGTCGTCGTCGCTGTCGTATGTCAGCAAGGCACCGCCAGTCATTGCCGCGAACAGCCGCAGAACGTCCGCGTTGATGGAGAGCGTGAATTTCTTCGTCGTGCCGGCGGTGAAGTTCACCGGGACGGCGCTGCCGCCAGCGCTGCTTGCGCCGGCATCCGGCGTGGTGCGCTGAAAGATGTCACTGCCCAGGTACGTGCCCTCGCCCGTCTCCCATTCGCCGGTCTCGATGCCGTTGGCGTCCACCGCCGCGATGCGGTACTGCACAACGGCACCAGCCGACACGACGGACTGCAGCGTGCGCCGGGCCGGGTATGACGTGGTCGTGGACAGCGTCGCGTTACCCGTGCCCGTGACCGTCACCGGCTGGGCGACGCTGTCGTGAAACTCCTTGGCCATGAGTCAGGTCCGGACGTTGACGGCCTCGCAGGCCAGGTCGATGTAGCCGCCGCGCCGATTCGGCAGGACGGACTGGATTTCGTATGTCGTTGCGCCCGACACGACGCGCATGCCGGCGTCGATTCCCGCGCGCCAGCGGATGCGCACTGATGCGCGCGTCGTCGACGTGTCGGCGCCGGCCTTGATGGCTTCGAGGCCGGAGAGGTGGCGCACGTCGGCCCAGACGCCGGCGGCGAACACCGTCCACGTCTGCACCGGCTGCCCGGCGGCGTCCTGGCCGGACTGGCGCTTGTGCAGCGCCACCTGCGTGTCGTACTGGCCCGCGCCCATCAGCCGAACACCCGGTACGGATCCAGGAGGCTGCACAGGAACGACAGAGGCTGCATGCCTGCCGCATCCACGGCCTCGCGGCGGTCGTACATGGCGCCGACGTGCAGCAAGATCCACTGCCGGATCGCCGCCGGCACATCGTCGGCGCTGTCGCCGTAGCCGGCCGTGTAGCGCACCCGCACGGCATTGATCTCGTCGCTCGTGTCCGGCCACGCTTTGCCGCGCGCCGGCACGAGCCAGGCCGGTCCGGCGTCGCTCGATGCGTCAAGCACGTAGTCCGCCGGATCCAGGGTGCGCAGCACGCCGTCGGCGTCCAGGAACTGCAGCGATTCGACCCCCTGCACGCGCGGCCAGTCCAGGCGCAGGGCATCAGAGAAGCCGTCGGTGCGCAGTTCCCAGAGCGTCGACACCAGCGTGCGCTGCAGCTCGCCTTCGGCCATCTGACGCGCCGCCGTGATGAGTGCGCCGATCAGCGCATCCTCGTCCGTCGCGCTGGCATCGACGCGCAGGTGCAGCTTTGCCTCTGCGAGGGACACCGGTTCAGTGCTCGCGTCCGTAATCTTGATCGTCGGCACAGCTACCTCGAAGGTCTCTTTGTTCCGCCGCTGCGCGGGCGCGTTGCTCCCGGCCTGGCCGGGCTGTAGCCGTCGCCGCTGGGCGCGGGCGTGTAGACGATGGCCGGAACGACATAGGCGGACGTGTTGAGCACCAGCCGGCGGCCGGTGGCTACAAACACCTCCAGGTTCGCGGCGGCGCTCTTCGATGCGGCGACCGCAGCCGAGAGTGGCGACGAGGCGGCGCCGAGCAGCTGCACCGCCGCGCTCACCGGTACCGGCACGCTGCCGACGACGGTCTCAACGATCTGCGCGCTGACGGCGACGCCCGGCGCCTCGATGCTGACCAGCACGCCGGCGGTCAGCGCCGTACCCATCTCGTGCGGGGCCTGCACAGCCACGCTCGCGCCGATGGGCGCAGCGTGCTGCTCCAGCACCACCAGCGACAGGCCGGCAGACACGTCGCCGCGAAGCGCCACGACAGCGCCCAGTGCCGCCACAGCTGTCTGCTCAGCGCTCACGGCAACGTCCAGCGCCGTCGCCAGTTCGACGGTCGCCGAAACCGCGGCGGACAGCTCGGCTTGCACCGTCAGCGGCGTGATGACGCAAACGCCTAGGGTTGCCACTGCGACGGGCCGGTCGAGCACCGCGACCGAGACATCGGCGGGCAGCTCCGTCGACGCCTCGATGGCCACCGACAGAGCCGTCGCAAGCTCAGGGTTGGAGTAGACCTGCAGCGAGAGCCCGGCCGTCAGAGTGGCGCTGAAGCGAACGGCCGCGCTGAGCTGGATCTCGGCTTCCGCGTTGGACACCCGGTTAAAAACCGGCATGCCGACCTGCTCATGCGCGTACGTCGCGGACCAGCCGATGTCAGCCGACCAGGCCAGCGGCGTGCCGTCGTCGTAGAACGGGACGCCCGGTGTCTGCGGCGGCACGGCAGCAATGCCACCGAGCTCGAGCACGGCAAGGCCGCGGAAGCCGCCGTCCTGGCGGATGTAGATGCTCAGCCCCAGCCCAGCCGAGCGCGCCTCCAGCACGGCCGACGACAGCGGCACTTCGGTCGAGCGCGGCTCGTACACGCTGACCGACAGCGCTGCGTCCAGCGTGGCGCTGCGCTGGTTGAACGCCGGCTGCACGCCAAGGGGCTGGTATGCGTAGACCGCCGACCAGCCGATGTCGGCAGCCCACGCTTGGGGCAGGCCTTCGTCGTACGCCGGCACCTGGGGCGTCTGCGGAGGTGCCGCCGAGATGCCGCCCGCTTCCAGGAGTGCCAGGCCGCGGAAACCGCTGGCCGTCGTGACGATCTGCGCGCTCAGTTCGGTGCTGGCCGTGCGCGCAGCCTGCACCGGCGCCGACAGCAGCGCCGACACAGAGCCGGCCTGCTGGACCACGACGGACAGCGCCGCATTGGCCTTGGAAACCGGGACTGAGACGGCGCCGACACCGCCGAGCTCAAGCAGCGCGGCACTGCGGAAACCGCCCTGCCGGATGTAGATGCTCAGCGGCGCACTGATGGTCACGCCCGTGCGCGGCCCGCTGATACCGCCCAACTCCAACAGCGCAACACTGCGCCAGCCGCCGTCCAGGCGCACCAGCGCGCTCAGGCCGGCGCTGGCCGTGGGCTTTGTGCTGACGGCTACCGAGAGCCCAGCGGAGGTGGTGCGCCCAGGGCCGAGCGCACTGACGCCACCCAGCTCTGGCAGCGCCAGCGAGCGAAAACCGCCCGCCACGATTTACCTCAGGCTGCGCCGACGATGGGAACGGCTGCGGCGTCGGTGGTCAGCGTCTGCGTGAACTGCGTGGTGGAGCCGTCCTGCTTCTTCACCGTCAGCGTTGCGCCGGAGATGCTGAAGTCCGCGCGCAAGCCCGTGGTTTCCAGCCACTCGGTGCCACCCACCAGGCTCTCGTACACGTTCGACGGCACAACCATGAAGTCCTGCCACACCGGGCAAGCACCGGTCTCGTTCACGGCTACGCGCAGCCGCCCCAGCGTACCGGTGTCGGTGGCATTGAGCGGCACCGAGTAGTAGCCGTTTTCCATGTGCGTGGCCGTCGTCGTGTCCGATTTCTGAGCGAACGCCGCAGCGTTCTTGCTCACGCGGACCTTGGCTTGCGTGAGAGAAAGCGCCGTCTCGGCGGTGACGCCATCGGTGCTGTCAGTGAACGGGCCGAGCACCAGGGTGACGGCAGTGCTTTGCTTGAGAAGAATGGTCATTGCGCGAACCTCTGGCGGTATTGATGCATGGACCGGGGCACCTGGGACTGGCTGCTACCGGACCCAAGGACTTCGATAGCAGCCAGCGTCCAGGTCTGTGAAGCCGGCGCCGTCATGCCCAGCGCGTACGTGCCGGTGGCGCCGGCATCGGCGTGGTAGCCGTGGTACACGCAGTACTCGTTGGCCAGCGTGTCGTTGTTCTGCGCAACGGCAGCAGTGCGTTGCGTGAACGTCCCGGCGTTGCTGCGGTACGTCTGCGACGTCAGCGCCGTTGCCGCGCGGTCCCCGATGAACATCACTGCCGCCGAGTTGGCGCCGGTTGTCGTCATATTCACAGACGGGGCCGTACCGGTACCGGAGCCGGACACCACGGCACCGACGCCGCCTGCGCTGCGGAACTGGTACGCGACGGCGCCGAAAACGATGCCATCGTCTCCTTCAGTGCCAGCGCCGCGCGAGACCGAGATCGTCACGGACGCCGCCGTGGACGCGGTGGCGGTCCAGATGTAGAGCTCGGCGTGCGACGAGTCGACAGCAACGTCCGCGCGCTGCGTGTACGTGTTCGTCGCGCTGTCGCTGACGACCAGGCCATCGATGTGGCTCTTGAGCGTGCCTACCACGACGAGCAGGTCGCCGACCTGCGTCGTGACGGCCATCGTCAACGCGCTGCCGAAGGCCTGGGCCCAAGTGCTCGTGTTTACCGAGGTGACAAAGGTTGGTGCTGCCATGGGTCAAACTCGCTGGTAAGCGCCGCGGGTCCAGTTGCCGGTCACGCGCGGGACGCCATCCATGTCGATGTCGTACGGCGCCGCCAGGTCGATGCCGGCCGCAAAGCTGGCGGTGCTGGCGATGTGGTAATCGGCGCCGGCGTAGTTCTGGAAGATGGACGTCGGCACGCTGAAGATGGCGTTCGTGCCGGAGCCGCTGTAGCTCGTGTTCGAGAACGCGTTGTGCGACACCACGGACCCGCTGCCGGCAGTGATGGAGCCGCCGCTTCCGATCCAGAGGTTGTTGCGCACGGTGTTGCCGCTGCCATCAGGAAACTGGATGCCGGCGTTGCCCTCCAGGCCGCGAATGAACGTGTTGTTGACGATCACGCAGCCAGTGCCGTTGCCGCCGTTTGTCGGGTTGCCAAGGAAGCCTATGGCAGCGTCGCCGACATAGAACGTGTCGAAAACGTTGCCGTAGACGAAGATCGCGGGTTTGCGCGACTGCGACCGGTTCACCGCCACGGCGATGAGCGCGGTGCCGCCGAGCCCCGACTGATAGCTGTTGCGCCAGACGTTGTGCCGGATGACGGTGTCGAACACCGAGAAATACACGTTGACGATTTCGCCGTGGTGCGTGCCGTTGCTCCACGCGTTCTCGCAGGCGTTGTATTCGATCACGCAGCCATCGGTCTGACGGATGAAGAAAACGTTGGAGCTGCGGTTGATGTAGTTGCGGCTGAAGACGATCCCCGTACCCTGGATGTCGTTGGAGTCGGTGTCGAACGTGTACGGCCGGTAGTTGCTGTCGGTCTGCGGGCCGATGCCGTAGCAGTAGCAGCGCGTGACGGTGACGTTGTTGACCGCGGTGCCGCCGAAGCGGATGTTCTGGCCGCGGGCGTTGCCGCCGGGGCCGGTGGTCGTGCCGTTGCCGCCTGACGTCGAGTGGTCGATGCGGATGCCGTAGCTGTCGCCGTCGAACCAGTTGGCCTCGTTGCGCGTGTTGCCGTCGATGATCCAGTTGCTGGTGTTGATCGTGATCGGCTCGAGCTGGCTCGTGAAGTAGGCTTGGCCAATGCCCATGCTGTCGGTCCACCCTGTATTGGTGCCGTGGTCTGCCACCGTGGCCTTCTTGATCGTGATGTACAGGCTGCCCAAAACGGCCGTGTTGAGCGTGCGCGTGGCGTTGTAGGTGCCCGTCATCAGGTAGTAGGTCAAGCCGCGCTCAAACACCACGGTGCTCCAGCTTGCGCGGTTGCTCCAATCCCGGCCCTGGCCATTGCCCATAGCGGTGGGGCCGACGTAGCGGAAATCTGTGGAGCCCTGCGCCGGCAGGTCTACTTGTGTGGACAGGCCAGCAGACAGCAGGCGCTGGTACTGCAGGGCCAGGGACAGCGGGCCCGATGCAATGGCAGATGCCGGCTGCGCATACGACTCCGACGGGCGTCGGCGCTGCGGGCGTCCCATTCCGGCGCGCACTGCGTAGGGCCTACCGTATGCCATGGCTCAGCCGTCGATCTCTTCGATCGCCAGGTTGATCGTCACGTTGCCGGTGCCGCTGGCACTGCGGATGCTGAGCTGGCCACCGACCGGCACCGGGATTTCCCAGCCCGGGGGCGCGACGTACTTGTCAATGCCGCCGTTGGCGTTCGGGCCGAAGCGCCACATGATCGCGCCGTCGAGCGTCGGTTGCGCGCTCCACGTCGTGTAGACGCTGAAGCTGGCCGCCGCGCTGGACGGGTTGAGCTTGCTGGGCGTGATGGCGCCGCCCGGGGTCGTGCCGCCGGAGCTGCGCTGCGCGAGGATCTCGTTGACGGCGCTGGCCGTGTCCATGCCCTTGATGTCGATCACGGTGATGCGCAGCGGCTTGGTGGCACTGGCAACGATGGTTAGCAGATCAGCAGTCGTGCTGAGCGTGGTGCGGGCACGCGAAACGGAAAAGAGAGGCATGGCAGGTTCTCCGGGCGAATCAGGGGCGGATGTCTTGGCGCGACACAACGACCGAGCCGCTCGCGCTGTCGACGTACACGCGCACGCCAGCCAGCTCGACCACAACCCACTCGACGTGCGAACCGGCCCGAGGGCCGATAGCCATCACGCCGCGGCGGCGGAAGATCACGCCCTCTTCGTCATGCAGAGCGACACGCACGGAGCCGTTGGTGGCCGCGCGCATGCCGCTTTGGGTGTCGGTCGCGATTTCGAAGGGGGCGGGGTCGGTCATGAGGGCGGGAAAGAGAAAGCCGCCTCATGGGCGGCGTGTTGATCGGCTGACAGGCGTTGGTTGACCGTCAAACTTCATCCCACGAGAAATAGACGGAGTCCCCTTGCGCCAGGCCGCCCGAAGCGGTGGACTGCACTTCACACATCATCACCAGGTGGTCACCCTTCTCGCCGGTGCTGGTGTAGGGGCCGGCACCCAGGCTAAGTGCCGAGCCAGACGTGTAGCCAAAGAAGTTGTTGTAGCCGGTGGTGGCGGTGGCCTCGGCCGGCGTGGCGTAGGTGGTCACAGCCTTGGCCCACAGCAGCACGCCAGTGCCCAGGCTGTTCGTGCCGTCGCTGTAGGCCTTGATGTTCGTGATCTGGCTGTAGGTGCCGCCGGTCACCTCCAGGCGAAGCCACTTCTCGAAGCTGAAGTCGCTGCCGCTGGTCGGCTTGACCAGGGGGTTGTTCAGGTCGACGGTGGCGTTGTCGGCGTTTTTGAAGCGGACGCCGCCGGCGGCATCGGTCGCGGTTGCGCCGGCGCCATTCTTTTGCACGATGCGAACGGTTGCAGCCATGACGGCCTCCGGAAATGAAAAGGCCGCCCGAAGGCGGCCTGGTGTGATTGGCTACAGCGGATCAGAGCTTGACCTGCACCACCGCCGAGGCGTCGTAGTCCGAGCCAGGCCCGTACTTCGTGTTCGCCCCCACTGCGGCCAGGCACACAGTGCCGCCGACGGTGCTGCCGGTCACGCAGTGCATGCGGATGTGCTTCTTGCCAGACGCGATCAGCTCGTCCTGACGCACGGCGATGACGATGACCTTGTTGTCGTTGTTCGTCGCGTGCGCAGCCAGCTGCGTGGCCGCCTTGAGGTCGGCGGCGTTGCTGGTGCCGTCGCTGTCGCAGGTCTGCACCTTGCAGTCGATGGTCTCGGCCGCCATGTCGCCCAGGTGGAAGCAGCACAGCACCTGACCGGCATCGATCATCGAGATCGCGCCGCTGATGAGCGGCGTGCTGGTGGCCGTGCCGACTTTCGAGCCAAGCACCGGCAGGGCCTCGCCGACGGATTCCTTGATGGAAACGCTCATGATTCAACTCCTTGAGGCGGACCCGATTACGCGCGGTCGTCGAGGGTGACGAAGTGGGACAGCGTGTTGCTGCCGGCCTTGCGCGCGATCGGCGCAGACAGCCATGGCTGACCGCCGGTGCGCAGGGTCCAGCGGAAGGCGGTGACGCCCTGATCGAAGAACAGGTGCATCGACACGTCGGCCTTCACGCCGCCGCTCTTGAAGGGCGCGAAGTAGCCACCGAGGTAGGCCAGGATGATGTCGCCCTTGGTGCCCAGCGCGGAGCAGGCCTCGGAGGCAATCACCGGGCGGCCGAGCAGCGTGGCCAGAGGCTGACCGGCCAGGCCGTTGGGCGGCACGAAGAGGGGCATGCCGCCGGTGGCCGTGCCGCTGGCGGTCTGCACCGTGAAGCCGAGCTTCATGAGCTGCGTGCTCTCGACGTCCTGATTCACCAGCCACACCGAGCGGCTGCGAACCGCAGCGGGCATGCGACCCCACATCTTGGCGATGTTGTCGGCGTGCACGGTGGCGGCGACCTGGGAGGTCTCCTTGGCGACCGACACCAGGCAGCCGGAGTTCAGGATGCCGAGCATCTGGCCGACGCCGGTGCCGTTGACGATGTAGTCGTTCAGCTTGAACTGGATCGCCTCGCCGGCCTTGGTCGTCAGGTACGACGACATCATCGGCACGTCTTCGAGCAGCTCGTCCGTCATCGGCACGAAGGCGTAGAGCTCGTGCAGGCGCACGGTCATATCCTTCAGGCTCGGCTTGCTCTGCGTCATCGCGCCGGCTTCGGCGCGGGTGTAGACGCGCACGCCGCTCGTGGACCACGGGGTGGTCTCGTCGGTCGGCACCGTGACGCTGTTGCTGTTGGACGGCGTGGCGTCGCAGCGCGAGAACAGCGACTCCTCGGCCATCACCTGGCGCATGATTTCCGTGCGGAAGTCGGGCGGCACGGCGAAGCCGCCGTCGGCACCCACCCCCTCGCTGCCGTAGGTGGTCAGCGAGGCGCGCAGGCGCCCGTCCATGTTGCCCGGGCTGATGCAGCCGTTGCGCACGGCCTGGGCGAAGTGGCCGAGCGTGTTGAAGCCGCCGTTGCCACGCCCCGCGGCGCGGGTGGCCGGCGTCTGGATGTGCGTGGTCTGGATGTGCGTTCCGCGGGCCTGCGGGCGCTGCTGCGGCTCGTGCTGCTCGTCGTCGTTGCCGCCGGCATTCAGCGGCTCGCCGGCGTTGGCCGGCGTGCGGCGCTGCTGCGGCTGACGCATGCGGTCGTCCTGGGCCGCGACGCGGTTGCGCAGGCCGATTTCCTCCTCCAGACGCTCCACCTCGGTGGAGTTGTCGGAGATGGTGCGGCGCTCGTCGACGGTAAGCTCGCGCGATTCGGTGTCGGCGGCGGCCAGGATGTTGTTCGAGGCCTCGACGAGCTCTTCCTGGCGGCGGCGGTAAGCCACGATCGTTGCGTCTTCGCCTTCGGCGCGGATGCCGACCATGGCGACGAGAGCGGCGAGGGCTGCCTGCCGCACCGCCCAGATTTCGCGGGGGTTGATGCGCATATCAATGCTCCAAAAGAAAAAGCCGCCCGGGTGGGCGGCTGTTGCAGAGCCTCGCGGCTCGGTACGCGGCAGGACTTACGCCCCGGCTCCGCGAGACTGGTTGTTGGGCGGCGGGGTGACGTGGCGGGCGCGCATGCGCTCGTTCAGCTTGGCGAGCTGGGCTCGCACGTCGGCATTGGCTGGGTTGGGCTGTGGCGCCGGCGCGCCGGCGCCCTGCGGCTGCGCATGGCGGTCCAGGTGCACACGCGTGGCGATGCGGCCTTGCATGAGGCTCGCCCACATCGAGGTGTCGTAGGCGGCCATGCGCACGTTGGCGGCGACGGAGTCGGCGAATTTGGCATCCACCGCCTCCTGGCCGTAGAACCACTTCGTCTCGGCCATCCAGGCCTTGACCTGGTCCAGGCTGTTGCCGGTGCGCGCGGCGTAGATCTCGGCGAGCTGGCCGCTGGTGGACTCCAGCTGATCGGCCATCTTGCGCATGTCGGCGGCGTTGCCGGCAGTAATCGTCCAGGCGTCGTGGATCATCACGGAGCCGGCCTCGGCAATCACCCGCTCGCTACCAGCCATGAAGATCGCGGATGCGATCGAGGCTACGGCGCTGTCGGCATACGTGATCACCCGCGCCTTGTGCTCGGCCAGCGTGCGATAGATGGCCAAGCCTTCGAGCACATCTCCGCCATAACTGGCGATGCGCACGTCCAGGGTGTCGAGTGTGCCAAGCGCGTGCAGGTCGACCTTGAACTGCTTGGCCGTCACACCACCAAACCAGCCGGCGCCGACGTCCTCATAGATCAGGATCTCGCCGGAGCGGTTGCCCTTGGCCTTGATGCTGTAGCCGGCGCCCATCAGCGGCCACCTTTCTTGTGCTGGGCATGGATGACAGGCCGCGGCTGCGATGCGGGAGCGGCGGGCTGCGATGCGCTTTCTGACACCTGCGTTGCAGTTTCCGGGGTGTTTGATGCGGATTCGGCCGGTTTTGTCTCGCCGGCGACGGCAGTCGTTGCAGCCACCGCGGCCCTGCGTTCGGCGCCCTTGAGCAGCTGCCAGCCGTCGGAGCTGACATAGGCGGGCACCGCGGTGCTGCGGCCGAAGCTGGCGGCGTACTGCGCCAGCAGCTCCGCGCCTTCGTCCGCGCTCACGGCGCGGTCGCCCACGATCAGCACGACCGGGCTGCCGCGCAGGTGCATGCGCTGGATCTCGCAGTCCTTGAAGAGGTCCATGTGGTGGTCCTGAAATGCAAAGGCCCGCGCGAGGCGGGCCTGGTGTGTTCGTGGCGGCAGTCAATCCGCCGGCGGGAAGTCCCAGTTGATGGCTGGGCACTCCAGCGTGCCGTCGTCGGAGGTGAGCCGCGTGACGGTGGGCCGAACGGTGGGGATCAGCTGCCCGAGTTCGACCGGGTGACCGGCGCCGCGAATCCTGAAGCGCAGCACGCCGGGCTGATCCACATGGGACTGGACCATGTCGATGTAGGCGCCGTCAGGCAGCTGCAGCAGCTGCGCAATGGCCTCATGTGTAGCCTCGAAGATCGCGCAGCGCTCGGCCTTGGATTTGGTGTTGCTCATGGATCCTCAGTGCAGCAGCGCCCTGGCGGCCTGCTTGCGGGCCCGCTGAACGGGCGATTCGTCCTGCTGGGCTCCCGCATCTACCTGCGGGGCAACCGGCGGCTGCCCAACGGCTTCCAGCGTCGTCATGTTCCCTTCGACGATGTACTTGTCGCCGTCCGGGCCGATCTCGTCCATGTCCTCCAGGCGGCGCCACTCGTTGCCGTTGATGACGCCGTTGCGACGCTGAATCTGCAGGCCCTCCTGGCGCGACTTGAAGTCGCCGCGCAGCAGGCCCTTGAGGTCCATCTTCGTGTAGTAGCCCATGCGGTTCTGGCCGAAGAGCTTGTAGTCGCCCTCCTGCTCAATGCGCATGGCCCACGGCGTGATCGCGTCCACCACGACCTCGATGGACTGGTGCTCGATGTTGTTGTTCGTGCTGCGCAGCAGGTGCATGACCTTGTGCGGCGGCACGCCGAACCAGCGGCAGATTTCCTCCACCTGGTGCTGTCGAGTCTCGATAAACTGGGCATGGTCCGGCTCGACGCTGGCCTTCTCGAACTTCATCTGGCCGTCCAACACCATCACCCGGTGGCCTTGCTTCACGCCGCCATGGCGCGCGTCGATTTCGTCGTCGATCGCCTTCTTCGCGTCCACGCTGAGCCGGCCCGGCACCATCAGGAAGCCCGACGGGTTCAGGCCATTGCTGAAGAAGCCGGCGCCGAAGATCTCGGTGGCCTGCGCCCAGCCGATGGACTCCGCGGCGTAGGACACCACGTCCAGGCCCACAGCGCCCTCGCCGAAGCCGCGCAGATGGAACACATCCATGCCGCGCAGGGTGCGCCAAGTGCCGCCGTCGTCCTGCACCTGGTAGAGCAGCTCGCCGGTGTCCTGGTCGCGGTCGAATTCGACGCGGGTCGGATGGATGGGCCACAGCGCCACCGGCACGCCCCGGGCGTCGCGCTGGATCTCGGCCACGGCGTTGCCGCGGCGACACGCCCAGCCGACCATGGTTTCCTTGAACGTGAACGGCGACATCTCCGGGTTTGGCCGCCAGTTGAGCACCCAGTTCACCGGGTGCATCGGCGCCCGCTTCGGGCCGGCAGACAGGTCCTGCATCACCCGCCACGGCAGTTGGGCCGTCGTGCGGGACAGGTACGTGACGCACGCCCAGACCGTGGCGTTCTTGAGTGCGGTGTCGGCGTTGACGTACACGCCGGCCTGCGTCTGCCACGGCGCGGCGATGCGGATGATCTCCAGGCCGGCCTTGCGCATGCCGCCGACCAGCCCGGCGCCGAAGGCCTTGACCCTGCTGTACCAGCTCATGCGGGATGTCCTTGTCGCGCGCGGGCGATGTCTTCGTAGACGGAGCCGGGGAACTCGTCTTCCGCCGGCGGCTTCGACATCACACCCACGGCCATGACGGCGGCCTGGATGAGGTCGATGCGGCCCGTGGCCTTTTCCTTGCTGAGCTTGCGGTTCTCGGCGTCATCCATCACCGTCACCGCGTTGCCCGCGCACATGTTGAAAACCGGATGCCCGCTATGCGCGAGTTCGTTGTTGAGCAGCATCCGCTCGAATTCCTCGATGGCCGGGCTCATGCTCTTGTAGCCCTGGCCCCATGGCGCCATGCGCGGCAGCACGATGCCCTCGTCGTCGGCCATGGCCAGCAAGTCCTCGATGCGCCAGCGGTCGTAGGCGATCTCCTGGATGTCGAAGACCTCAGCCAGCGCAGACAGGCGCTGCATGACGATGCGCTTGCTCACCGCGCGGCCGGGCGTCGTGTCCAGGTGGCCGGAGGCCTTCCACTGCACGTAGGGCACCCGGTCCTTGTCCGACTTCTGCTGCAGGCCTTCGTCCGGCAGCCAGGCGAACGGCACCAGGTGCCAGGGCTCTCCGGCTTCCGCGGGCTCCACCAGCAGTACGAGGCCAGTAAGGTCGGTGGTGGACGACAGGTCCAGTCCGCCCCAGGCGCGCCGGCCGCGCAGCTCGCGCCAGTCAAAGTCCCGCTTGGCGCCCTTCCAGACGTCGGCCGACAACCAGGGTGACGCGGCGTCCGTCCACTGGCAGAAGTTCAGCCGGCGAACGATGGCCTCTTTCGACGGCATGCCGCGCGCCTCGGTCACCTGCTCGCGCAAGTACTTCATGCCCGGCAGGTCGGCATCCTGCAGCGACGGGTTCGCCTTGACCCAGCAGGACTCGTCCTCGAACGGGTCCTCGCCCTCGTCCAGGGCGCAGATGAAGGCGAAGAACGCGTCGTCTTCCAGCGTGCCAGCCGCCACCTTGGCGCCGTACTCGTGATACGCCCAGCATGGCCCCTGCTTGTTGGAGCCGCTGTTGGTGATCATGAAGATCAGTGCCTGCCGCCGGCTCTTGGTGCCGGCGCGCATCATCTCCACGACCGTGTTGGTCTTGTGCTCGTGCAGCTCGTCGATGAGCGCAATGTGCGGCCGCGGGCCGGACTGCCCATCATCCGAGCTGATCGGGCGGAAGAAGCTGCCGGCCTGCAGGTAGGCCAGGTTCCACACGCGCTCGCCGGTGCCGCTCTTGGTCAGCCGTTTGGTGAGCTCCGGCGACTGGTCCACCATGGCCACCGCGTCGCGGAAGAGGATCATGGCCTGATCCTTCTTCGTCGCCGCAGCGTAGATCTCGGCGCGCGCCTCGCCGTCTGCCGTCAAGCCGTACAGGCCGATGCCGGCCGACAACGGCGACTTGCCGGAGCCCTTTGCCGTCTCGACGTAGGCCACGCGGAAGCGCCGGTAGCCGTCGGCGCCCCTCCAGCCGAAGAGGCTGCCGACCACGAACTGCTGCCAAGCCAGGAGCTCGAAGGACTTGCCTTCGAAGTCGCCGCCGTTGAGCTTGAGAACCTTGGCGTAGAACCGCAGCGCCTTGGCTGCGGCTTCGACATCCCAGACCAGCCCGCGCGCGGGGCCGTGCTCGAGGTCACGCAGGTGCCGAGCGCAGGCCGCGTGCACGTGCGGGCCGGCAATGCGCCGCCCCTCGGCGACTGATCGGGCGTAGGCGGTGACCGGGTCGCCCGCGTCAGCCGAAGAACTCCTGCATCGGGTCTTCTTGCTCGCCGTCGTCGGGGTTTTGGACATGAACCTTCGATCTCGCAGCGGGCGTCAGGCCGAACTCGACCAGCCACGCCTTGAAGCGGCGGTCGGCGTCGGCGAGCATGGCCACAGCCGGGTTGGCCTTGAGGACCTTGTCGCCGGACATGCTGGTCGTCGTGTAGGTCGCGCCGCCCTCATCCACCAGCCTCTGGTAGGCCAGGATCTCGGCGTACACCGCGCAGCCGCGCTCCAGAGCGTAGGCGTCGGCTTCGGTGAGCACACCCATGCGGTCCAGCAGGACGGACATGCGGCCCCAGGCGACCTTGGCTTCGTCGGACAGATGCGCCGGGCAGCTTGGAAGCTCACGCCGCGGCTGCGGTTCGCGCTTATTGATCGCGCGCTTGCCGGGATTGCCCGACACCACCTTCAGGTGCGTCGGCTTCGGTCGCCTGCCGGCCATTTCTCACGTCCCGAAAAAATCGCCCCATTTCGCGGGCGTGCACACGGAGGGTACCG